AGGGCCAAGCAGTTCGGGATCGAGAACCACGACCTGACAGGTCGTCAGCAATTCCAGAACGAGCAGGCCGATGTGACCGCGCTCACGCCCTCCGCGCCGGTGATCGTGTGATAACCACCATCATAGCGGCGCTAGGGGTCGCCTACGTTTCCGCGCTCGTGCTGTACTTTTTCTTCCTTGCATACTGCACCCTCCGGGTCATGCGCGAGACAGGACGGCTGGCGGCGATGCCGGTCGTGCCCCGGGTGCACTGCTACGTGCTGCTCTTCGTCGCGTTCGGCCTGGACGTGCTGTTCAACCTCGTCGTCGGCACGCTGCTGTTCTTGGAGCTGCCCCGCCATTGGACGTTCACCGCGCGCTGCAAGAACCATCTCAGCGACATCGGCTGGCGCGGCCGCCTTGCACGCTGGATATGCAACGGCTGGCTGAACCCGGGCGAGCCGGGGCACTGTTGAGTGCTGAGTGGATTCGCTGCCCGTGGTCATGGCTGTCGCGTTACCGCGTGCGCCTTGTGATCGCAGGGACCGTAACTTTGCTACGCGGATGTCCGCGCGCTAAGCCTCACCTTCGGTTGAAAGTGAAATGAAATACGCGTTCGTCCTTGAGCCGTCCGAGCACGCCGAACTCTCCGCCAGTTCGGCGGAGCGCTGGGGAACGTGTACGGGTTCGCCTGCGCTCATCAAGGGGCTGCCGAACCACTCGACCAGCTATGCCGCTGTTGGTACGGCCGCGCACTACATCGGCGCCGCAGCGCTTCGCCGCGAGAAGCAGCTTTCCTTCTGGCGCGGCAAGATGGCGAAGGTCGAGGGGCACGACATTCGCCTCGACGACGAAATGATCGAGGCCGTGCAGGAGTACCTCGACGACATCGCGCTCTATCGCCTACCTGGCGATCACGAGTTCATCGAGCACTCGTTCACGCCGGCGATGAAGAAGCTGCATCCGAAGTTCGGCGGCAGCGCAGACTACGTCAACTTCCGCCCGTCCACCCGGCGCTTGCGCGTCGAGGACTACAAGCACGGCGCTGGCGTCCCGGTCGACGTGGACGACAATAAGCAGCTCAAGTATTACGCCCTCGGCACGCTGCTGTCCTTCCCGCAGTTCAGTTGCGATGAAGTCGAAATCAGAATTGCCCAGCCGCGCTGCGAGCACGAGGCCGGGCGCTTCCGCAGCTACGTCCTGCCCGCGGTCGAGCTGATCGACTTCGCCGCCGATCTCGTCGAGAAGGCGAAGGAGACGGAGGACTTCACGCTGTCGAAGCTGGTGCCCTCGAAGAAGGCGTGCAGGTTTTGTCCAGCGGCCGGCGCCAACAAGTGCCCGGCGCTGGAAAAGGTGACGCACGCGCTGACGGTGAAGGACTTCGAAGTCGTCACGTTCGACCCCGAGCGCTATTCGCCGGTGCAGATCGCCGAGTTCCTTGAGAAGGCGCCGCTCGTCGAGCAGCGCATCTCCGCCATGCGCGAGTTCGCGTACCAAGAGTCGCTCAAGGGGAAGAAGTTTCCCGGCTGGAAGATCGTCGAGAAAAAGAAGACGCGCAAGGTCACAGACGAAGAGGCGCTCAAGGAGTCGGTGAAGGGGCAGCCCGACGTCTACACCGAGCCCGAGCTGAAGAGCCCCGCGCAATTGGAGAAGGCGCTGGGCATCAAGAAGTACCGGGAGCTCGTCGAGCCGTACGTCGAGAAATCGTCCAGCGGTTACACCCTGGCCCCCGAGTCCGATCCACGCGCGCCAGCGCAGGTGGCCCTCATTTCTGATTTCAGTGTCGTTGACCCGCAAAGCGAAAGTTAAAAAGTGCAGCGCCTGCCGAGAGAAAAAGCCCCTACGGGAATTCTCGGTTCGCTCGGACACTAGGCAGCGCCGCCAGCAGTGCCGGGTGTGCAGGAGCGCGCAGCGTCGGCACCTGTACGAACAGGACACCGAAGCAGCGCGGCACTACTCGTGGAGAGCGCAGGGCATCAATGTAGACGAGGCGAAAGCCGCGCTTGCGGAGCACAAAGGCCGGTGTGAGTTGTGCGCGCGGGACACTCCGCGCGGAATGGGAGACTGGCATATAGACCACGCGCACGGGCCGTCGAGAGTGCGCGGCGTGCTCTGCTTCCCTTGCAACATTTTGCTGGGGAAGGTGGAACGGATCGGCGCAGAAAAGATTGTGCAATATCTTCGGCGTGATAAGCGAGAACGCGGAAGCAAACAGTAGTTATCCCCTCGCTGTAAACCTTAGAAGGAAATTCGTGAAGATCAAACTGAAGAACGTGCGTCTGTTGTACGCGGCTGCCCTGTTCGTGCCGCAAAAAGGGCCGAACGGCGAAGGCGAGCCCAAGCACTCGGCGACGTTCGGCTTCCCGCCGAACCATCCGGTCGTCGCCGAGATCCGCGCGGCGTTCAAGAAGCTGTGCGAAGAGAAGTTCGGCGCCAAGGCCGGCGACGCTTTCCTGGCGATGAAGGCGGGTGACAAGCTCTGCCTGCACGACGGGGACGCGAAGGCGGACAAGGAGGGCTACAAAGGCAACCTGTATCTCTCCGCGAGCAACAAGCTCAAGCCGCTCATCATCGACGGCAACCTCTCGCCGGTGGAAGCCAACAGCGGCACGATCTACTCCGGCTGCATGGTGAACGGCACGGTCGAGCTGTGGGTGCAAGACAACAAGTGGGGCCGGCGCATCAACGCCTCGCTCCAAGGCGTGCAGAAGCTGGGCGAAGGCCAGCGCCTGTCCGGCGGCGGCGTGTCCAGCGTGGACGACTACGAGGCCATTCCCGACGCGCCGGTGGCGCCGGCGGCCGCAGGCGGTGGAGCGACCACGCCCGCGGGTGCGACGGCCGGTGCCAACCCGGACCCGTTCGCCTAGCAGTACGCAGTTTCTCCCTGTGGTTGTTTTTACGCCCTGCTCTCGCAGGGCGCTTTTTCCAGCGCTTCGTCTTCGGAGCATTGAGCAGGCCAACGAGTGATGTCGGGCGGGATTAGGAGTGCTGGAAAAAGCGCATGAACTACTACAACGAAATTGATCCGAACGCTGCGCAGTGGTTGCGCAACCTGATCGCGTTCGACTACATCGCCCCTGGCGACGTTGACCAAAGGAGCATCGAAGATGTCCACCCCAGCGATCTCAAAGGCTACACGCAGTGCCACTTCTTCGCCGGGATCGGCGTCTGGAGCTACGCCCTGCGGCGCGCAGGCTGGCGTGACGACCGCGCCGTCTGGACCGGAAGCTGCCCCTGCCAACCTTTCAGCGCGGCAGGCAAAGGCGCAGGGGTTGCTGACGAGCGGCACCTATGGCCTGCTTGGTTCCACCTCATCCAGAACGGCAAGCCGCGAGGCGTCCCTGTCCTTGGTGAGCAGGTTGCGTCCCCGCCTGGACTCGCTTGGTTCGACCTTGTTCACGCTGACTTGGAAGGACAGGGTTACGCCGTCCGGGCGGCTGATCTCTGCGCTCCGGGCGTTGGCGCCCCGCACATCCGTCAGCGCCTTTACTTCATGGCCGACACCGGACGCGCAGGCGATGAACGTGTTCGCGGACCCAGTGAAGCACCAGCAGCGCCGGGACCGAATGGCGGTGAAGCACAACAACGGCAACGGAGCGGGCCTGCCGCTGGGCCAGGCGGTGCACCTGGCGAGCTGGCCGACACCGCGGACGGTGACGGGCGGAGCGGTAGCGCAATTAGTGAGCGGCTCGTGGGCGACGCCGACGACGAGAGACCACAAGGACGGGGCGTGTCAGGAGCAGATTGCGAACGGCTCGGTGCCGATCAATGCGCTGCTCGGCCGCCAAGTCCTGTTAACGGATTCTGGAGCGAAGCCGACTGGCTCCCCTGCATCGACGGAAAAGCGCGGCCAGTTGAACCCGGCACATTCCCGCTGGCTCATGGGGTTGCCGCCCGAGTGGGACGACTGCGCGCCTACGGAAACGCGATCGTCGCGCCGCTCGCGGAAGAGTTCATCCGCGCGTACATGAGCGACGCGCAGTGAACGCTGTCCCGCTCTTCATCGACTTCGAGACGCGCAGCCCCGTTGACCTGAAGAAGGCCGGGCTGATGAAGTACGCCCGCGACCCGCAGACCGAAGTCCTGATGATGGCGTACGCGTTCGGGGATGAACCGATCGCGCGCTGGGAACTCGGCCAGCCGCTGCCGCCGCGGATCACCGGCCACGTTCTCAACGGCGGTCTCGTCGTTGCGCACAACGCACAGTTCGAGCTCGCGCTGTGGAACTTTGCCTTACGGCGCAGCGGCTGGCCCGCGCTTCGCATCGAGCAGATGCGCTGCACGATGGCCGCCTGCTACGCGATGGCCCTGCCCGGCGCGCTGGAGGACTCGGCGCACGCGCTCGGCCTCAAGATCGCCAAGGACACCGAGGGCCGCACGCTGATGCTCAAGATGTGCCGCCCGCACACCTGGATCGACAGCAAGCCGATCTACTACGACACACCGGAGATGCGCGCGAGGCTCGGACGCTACTGCGATACCGACGTTGCGGTGGAGCGCGAAATCTTCAAGCGCGTGCTTCCCCTCTCCGATCGTGAACAGCGCCTGTGGGTGCTCGACCAGCACATCAACCTGCGCGGCATGCCGTTCGATCTCGTCTCCCTCGAAGCGGCGCTCATCGTGGCGGACAAAGAGAAGGAGCGCCTCAACGAGGACATGGCGCGCGTGACCGAGGGCAAGGTCACAGCCTGCAGCGCCCTGCCCGCGTTGAAGGAGTGGGCTGCGGATTTCGGTGTGATGCCGGACTCGCTCACCAAGGCCGAGGTGGAAGAACTGCTCGGCGAGGACTGCTTGCCCGACCAGGTCGAAGAGGCGCTCAAGATTCGCCAGTCCGCCGGCCGCTTCACCTCGATTTCGAAGCTGAAGGCGATCAAGGTGCGGGAGATGACGGCGCGCGTCCACTACGCGCTGCAGTACCATGCTGCCACCACCGGGCGCTGGGCTGGGCGAGGCGTACAACCGCACAATTTTACGCGCGATCTCCCCGAACCGCACGAGGTCGAAGACATCCTCGAATCGCTGCGTACCGGGAAAATCCGGTGGATCGACATCGCCTACGGCGAGCCGAGCACCATGATCTCCAAGTGCCTGCGCGGCTTCATGCACGCGGGGCCGGGCAAGACGCTCATGGGTGGCGACTTCTCCAGCGTCGAAGGCCGCGGCTTGGCCTGGCTCGCGGGCGAAGAGTGGAAGCTTGAGGCGTACCGCGAGATCGACGCGGACCCCGAGCTCCCCGATATGTACGAGCGCACCTACGCGGTGACGTTCGGCATTCGCCCCGAGGACGTGACGAAGCTGCAGCGCCAGATCGGTACT